TTATAATTTGTCTAGCAAATCATCGAATTTTTTTCGAGCATTTTGAGTAACGTGGAGATATACTTCTCTAGTCGTTTCGGCGTCCTTATGACCCACTCGATCTTGTATGATATATAATGGCATTCCCAGTTCAGCTAATTTTGAAACGTGAGTATGCCTAAATGTATGAGTAGTAAGTTGCTTATCTAATTTCAAATCATGTTTAACTTTTCGCAAACTAGCATTTAATCTAGTAAAGGTAAACCATTGATGATTATCTTGAAAAAGGAAATCGTCTTTGTGTTTACCTTTTTTTCTATGCTTATAAATTTCAAGGGCATCAGAAGAAAGTTTAACATCTCGGAAACTAGAATCATTTTTAGGCATTGGTTGGCGTACGTATTCGCTAACTTTGTTTGCAGAATAGTCTAACGTTCCTGAAACACTTGCATAGTAGATTCCACTTTTCTTCTTAATATCTTTGACTCTTAACGCAAGCACTTCTCCGATACGCATACCGGTTAAATATTGCCAATCAAAAATCTGTTCATATAAAGGATTAAGTTTTTCGATTTCGCTTAAAACGTATGGTAACTCATCTTGATCAAGAAATTTTTTTCCGACATCGTTTGCTTTATTCTTTTTCCATTCTACCGGTAGTAACTTTGGTGGTTGATTCGCAATATAATCACGACGGAAAGCAAATCGTAAAATATTATTCATTTTAAACTCAACGCTTTTTACAGTTGGATTATTATACCCATGTTTGTAAAGCATATCTTCATAAATATGAATAAGATATTTAGGTGTAATCTTACTTACTTGAACATCATTACCAATGTATTTTTCGATATGCTTTTTTGCCACTAAATATGATTGCCAAGTCGTACTCCTGACTTGTTGTTTATATATTGGCTCCCATTCTTTGATAACCTGTCCTAGCGTAATTCCTTCTTTGATAGTTCCATCTTGAATTTTGGCTAGTCTTTGATGAATCTCTTTCTCTAATGCCATTTGCGCTTTTTTACGTGTAGAATTTGTATTCTTTTCAAAAAAGATAGATACTTTCCTAAGGTTACCAGTTAATGGATCCTTATACCTTTCGATAAATTTGTAGTTATCATCGGCACGTTTTTCCACCCACATGACTAATCTTCTCCAATCTCCATCATGCTTACAGACTCTTCTAGGTCATCAAGAATTTCATTGGTTTCAATAAAGTCAATCCATTTTTGACTAGAGGTGTTTCGATTAGCTTTCATTCCCTTATAAAGTTTATCGTAAATATTCCCAATAAAATCATCAGTAAATTTATCTACAGTGCGCTCAATCTTAGCTTCGTTCCATCGCTTAGCAGGTTGACGCTTTTTATTTTTTGTCTCTTGTTCCGTCCGTACCTTATCTTTAAAAATAGTAATTGCAGCAGAATTACTATTGATATATTCAAGCAATTCGCTTTTATTCATAATAACCAGTCCTTTCCGTACATATGTTCTTTTGCAGTGCTTTTTAAACCGGTCGAATTCGACCGGTTTAAAACTTGAATATTAAATAGCTTTTAATGTCATCAATTTAGTTGGACAAGATTTTATTTCTTAAACTGCTTTCCACAGTTCATACATACAAAATCAGTCTTCTTTGAACGTTTACCAGCAAATCCAGCAAGTGATCCAACTCCACCAACTAAGATAGTACCTCCAACAGCTTTACCAACTGAAAATCCTTTCTTGTGCACTCCAAGTGGTTGTACGTTTGTACTTCTACACTTGGGGCATTTTATTTTATTGCGGTTTTTAAGTTGATGTTTCTGAATCTTAAGTTGGTTCTTTTGAAGTTTCAGCTCATTCTTTTGCATTTTTGCTTCACGTTTTTGCTCTTTGGTTGCTTGACGTTCAGCTTCTCTTGCTTTAGCTTGTTCTCTTATTTCCTCAAATTTTTGATCTCGTTCTTCTTTATCCTTAGCAATTTCTTCTGGTGTACGCGTGTCCTTAAATCGGGGTTGTGTCCCCATGACAAGCCAAATCGCTATGAAACAAATTCTTCCCAACCAAGGAATATTGAATGAACAAATATTAATTAGCCCAATGATGAATCCGGCGACTAGTCCAGTCGCAAAACCACCAGAAGGATCACCTTTCCAAAATTGTGGTTCTTTCTTATTGCTTTCAGTATCCAAAGTTTAACCTCACAATCCCTAATTCTCTTTGATAGTTCCGTCTGGATAAATGCGTAGACTATATTGAGTACCAGTCATAGTACCATCGTCAGCAGTTCCTTTAACAAAATAATAGCCATCATTAATGGCTTTACCAGTTGTACCATCAATCATACAGTTCCAATGTATTTTCCCGTTTTGATCACCATATTTTGCTTTTGCGGCTGCAATAGCTTGGTCAGGTGAGTTAATAATGTTAGTAGTCGAACTAATAGAAGATGATTGATTAGGCTGAACTCTTGGAACGGTTACTGAAGAACCACCAGATAGCTGAATAGAAGGTATTTTTACATCGGACATACTAAATGAGCTTGCCTGACTTTTAGTAGTTGTATTCTCTGAATTATCGTTTCCGTCTACATCTACCGAATCTTCGTCCGCTTCGTTATCATCAAGTGAATCATCATCTTCTGTTAAATCATTGGCCGATTCTTTAGCGAGGCTTGATGATTCAGCTTTATCTCGACTTGTAGTGGTCTTATGTGATTGATTAGAACAACCAGAAAGTAGCAACAAGGCTAATATAGCGGTAGTTCCAATCTGCAAATAAGTTTTTTTCAAACTAAACTCCCCCAAAATAAAAATTACAGCTTTTAACGACATCGGTTATTGGTCATAAAAGTTAGTCATCCTTTTTAACAAAATTCTCTTTAACCCAATTGATAATTTCTTTTCGTTCTTCCTCTGTTGCTTCTGGGTCAATATTCAAATGAACTGTTTTGAAATCAGAGAAGGTTTTATTTGTATTTTCCATTTATATTCACATCCTTTTCTCTTGAGCAAGCCGTTATTTACGATATTTCTTTGGTGTGAACTTCTTTTTAGCTTTTCGCTTGTTCATTTTCATAGCAGTTTGAATAGCAACCAATAATCGGTCTTTTTCACTTTCGGTGAGGGGAGTTTTATAAAGTTCTTGCATAATCTTTTGAGCTTGATTATGTATATTAGCTTTTTCTTTATCAGTTAATTCAAAATATTGCTTAGACTGGATCATAACTATCCTTTCTTAGTTTTTACGATACTTTTTAGGCGTAAACTTCTTTTTAGCTAGCAATTTAGATGTCCGTGCCACTTTTTCAAAAGAAACTTGCAATAATCTAACTTCTTCTTCGTCATTTTTATTAATATTAGGATCATCTAGTAGATTTTTAACAATCTTTTGAACATCACGCTCATCTTTACGCGTAAGTTGTGGAGTAGGGGTGTAACCAAGTAAATAATCAGTAGTGATATTAAAGAAATTAGCGAGCTTTAATATGTATGTAGTAGCAGGGGAAGTTTTTCCTTTTTCCCAGTTAGCAATAGTAGAGCGTGAAACTCCTACTGCTTTTCCAAGCTCTACTTGTGATAACTTTTTCTCTTTTCGTACTGCCCTTATATTATTTCCTAATGACATAGACGCTTACTCCAAATTAATAATTCAATATAACTTCTTTAACAATATTTTCATCGCGCGACGGAATATCGTTTTGACGCATAAACTCAAGATAATTCACTGAGTGTGGATCATCGCCAGTGACGTCAATGTAGTTAGAGAAAAGGTATTTAATCATAAATTTGTTAGCACCGTATTCCATTTTCATCTTCATAGAAATTGTTACATCATAAAGTTCCTTTTCGTCACGTTGTTTAGCAAGATGACCTAACTCATGAATTAAAACTGTCTTTTGCTGAGTTTCAGTTAATTTAGTATCTATGTATATAATTGCTTTGCCTTCTAAAATAGGTGGAAAAGCAATGCGTCCCGGGCAATCGAGACTTCCATACATTACTACGGCATTCAATTCTTCGAGAAGTTCTTTCAACTTATTATCCATAAAACAGGGCGACCTTTTACTCTTTATTTCTGAGATAACTTTCTAGTAAATCTTTCATTACTTTCTTATCGTGTTCAGTAACAGGTTGACCTTCGAATGACATAATTGTTCCAAGAGCTTCATCAACAGTCGCATTATGTACTTGATCTGCTTTAGATTCGTTTCCAGTAAGGTAATCTGTTGTAGTGTTATATAAATTCGAAAGCTTTTTAAGCATTTCAAAGTCGGGTTCTGTTCTGCCATATTCCCAATTAGCATATGTTTGCATACTTGATAAGCCAATAGCTTTTGCTACGTATGTTTTACTCCAGCCTCTTTGTTCACGAAGTTGTGTTAATTTTTCGCTAAATTCACTCATTGCTTTTTCCTTCTTTAGCTAAGTTATTAGCTATATAATACAATAGTTACACAAAAATATAACAAAAATCGCTAAAAAAGCTAAAAAATAGTTGACTTAGCTAAAATAGCGATGTAATATAATAACCGTAAGTTAAACGAAATAGCTAAAAGGAAGTGAGAAAATGACATCCATTCTTAGGGATGATGCTTACAAGCGGTTAAAACAAGAAATTGATAATCGCGGAATTAAAACCAAATTTATTGCTAAAGAGATTGGTGTTAATCCGAGTTATTTAGGGCAAGTCCTAAATGGTAGTAGAAAATTATCCACAGATGTTGCTATAAAAGCTAGTCAGGTTTTGCAACTACCATTAACTATTTTTTTAAATAAAAGTTAGCTATTTTAGCTAATTAACTTTATACAAATATCAAGTAGCAATTATTGATGACGAGCTTTAGGAGGTGCGAGGAACGAAAGAAAAAATAGTTATGCCAATTTTTGTAAAAACATTTTTGGGCAAACGGATTATTGTTGCACAGTGTGAAAGTTATTATCCTAGCTTTTCAATGCGAAAAGAAAACGCTGACCGTATTAAAACAGTCAGCGGATTTTCAAAGCGAAAGAAGCTTTTTACTCATTATCAAGGTAAGGATTTTCAAATTATGGAAACCTCAGAGAGGAAGTCCGGTTTTTTGCTTGATGATTCCAGTCAGAACAGCGCTAGCGACATTTTTAAGCACACCAATAGAAACTGATTTCAAAGTGCTTGTTGCTTTCTTAGTTTGTTTCCAGACTTCATCATCACGAATTGAATCGAGCAATTCGTGACCCTTCCAGGTAATATCAAAAACAATCAATGAGAATCCCGAAACGTATTTTTCGTAATTTGCGTTTATATATCCTCCATCGAGTAGTTGTAAAAATGTGTATGTTATATCGTCTTCTGAATATTGATCATTAACAAGTTTAGGAAGAATTTGAGAAAGCTGTACGCCTTGTAACATTCCAATACCTTGAGCTTCTAATGAAAGTAAAACATAACGAACACAATCGTGCTTGAGTTTCATAATATTCACCTCCTTTCATAGGAGATGAACTAAGTATAGCAAAAGAGAGGAGGTTATCTCATGGAGCAATCGTCAATAATCGTGACGGATAAACAGACGTTGCAAAGGATGATTGAAGAAGCTGTAACAGAAGCGGTCAAGCCATTCAAACAACAGCAAGAGCAATTATCTGACAATGACACAATTCCTATGTCCGATTTAATCAAAAGTCGTAAGTATGGTAGTCGTAATACGATTATGAAACTAAAAGATGAAATCATTAGTGATGATGATGTCTATCAAACGGAAACAGAAGGCGAAATTTTCATTAAACGAGGACGTAGGTATTACTTTTATATCAAGCGTTTTGATAATTGGTTTATGAAACGAAAGAGAATACATGAAGAAGAGTTGAAAATTGATCCACGCTCGAAAGGAGTGATGTGATGTTAGGTTTAGCAATTCCTTGGGTGGTAATTATGGTTTGCTTCTTAATTGGAGCAATCATCAACGTCATTGAAGGCGAAAAGTTAAATGTATTGAAACCAAAGTATCGGAAGAAACATTGAGGAGGTAGGTACTTATGAGTACGAAGAAACTAAATAAGTTTGTTGATTTATCAAAGAAGTTAGTTAACTTCAAGGATTATTCAGTTGAGGAACAAGAAGAGTTTGTTAGCAATGCGATTGCAATTTATCGCAATAACAACTTAGGGAGTTCAGCAATTACTACTCAAGTTGCTAGATTCTTCTTGTTTCTAGTTGATCCAAGAATGGAGGTTACAGCATGAAAGACGGAATGGAACGAATTAACCAGCTGCTTGATGAGTATGATTTCCCATTAAATGCCATACAAATGGTACGGGAACGCTTAGGTGATTGGTTTATCAGTGGTGGCAAGCCGACTGATGGCTATGTTTGGCAACAAGCACGTTATCTTGAAAATTTAATTCGCTATGGACTAGCTGAACGAAAGGCGGTGATTGAATGAATGAACCAGCTTTGATTTGCACAGGCTTAACTGCTGCAATGTTAATCTCATTGTTTTGCGGGTCTGGATTGTTCCTTGTCTTTGGATTTGTTCTTTTCTGGCAAATCTTGGGGGCATTAGGTGACCCAGATAACCCAAACAAAAAAGCCACCGGATCTGACACATCCGATGGCGATAAGTAAAACCTATAGATAAATAGAATTTGGAGTAATTATATCATGAAAAATCAACTTCTTAAAGCAATAGCAGAAATGCCAAGCTCTGCTGCTTACTACATGGGGCAACGTGACGGCTATGCTTGCAAGATTAGAGATGTGTTGACAGCCATTCCAGTTGAAAGCGTGCGGGCTAACGATTCCGTTCTAAAAGAACTCTATTGGTGGCTTGATATGTATAACGACAGTTTTGCTCGTGAAATGGGGTGGGTGTAATGAACCTATCTGAAATCTTTGCTGTGAACGTAAAGACACGACTAACCGCTGTTAATTTATCAAAAAAAGATTTAGCAGCTAAGACCGCTGTTTCAAGAAACACTATTAATCACTTAACTAGTGGCAAAGCCAAAATGATTCGTTTTGAAAGCATAGAAGAAATTGCAAATGCGATTAAATGTGAGCCACAACAACTATTCGACGAGGAAACAAATTGGGCAATTTTTAAGTGGGCTAATAAGTATCAGGGGGTAAATAAAAATGACTAATCAAGTAGCAAACGCACAACAAATAACGGTAAAGCAGTTCGTCAATATGAATTCAACTAAGAAGCGCTTTGAAGATGTGCTTGGTAAACGGGCGCCACAATTTATGTCAAGCCTGATTAGCATTGTAAATTCCGATCAGAATTTACAACGTGTTGAAGCAGCAAGTGTAATTAATTCCGCATTAGTAGCAGCTGCGTTAGATTTACCAATTAATCCCAACTTTGGGTATATGTATATCGTTCCTTATAACGGACAGGCACAACCGCAAATGGGTTACAAGGGATATATTCAGCTGGCTCAACGTTCAGGACAGTATCGCAAGATCACAGTAGCTGAACTATATGAAGATGAATTCATTAGTTGGGATCCGTTAATGGAAGAACTTAAGTACGAAGCACATCGAGAAAAAGAACGAGATGAAAAAGAACAACCAGTTGGATATTTTGGTCATTTTGAATTACTAAATGGTTTTCAAAAGACAGTCTACTGGACACGGCAACAAGTTGATAATCGCCGGAAACGCTTCTCACAAGCAGGTGGTAAGAATAGTGATAAGCCGAAAGGCGTTTGGGCTAAAAACTATAATGCTATGGCACTAAAAACAGTCATTAAGGACTTACTTACTAAATGGGGACCGATGACTGTTGATATGCAAACAGCTTATGGTGCAGATGAAGAAGAATATAACGAAAATCCTCGTGATGTAACACCTGTTCAAGATACAGCTTCTGCTCAAAGTGAAGAAGGCTATCAGACACAAGATATTCTGAATAGCTTTGATCAGGCCGAAAAAGAAAAGGCTACTGAAGAAAAGAAACAAACTAAGAAACCTGCTAAAGCAACAAAGAAAAATACTTCAAAGGGGGATCAAGTAAATGGTACTAGTGAAAGTCAAGAGGAACTCTTCCCAGACGGAACCATTACCCCTCACGCAAAGTAATTATTATGACCATGATACTGATTTTCAGTATATGAGTAAATCTGTGTTTCAAGGATTTGAGGAATGCGAGGCTGAAGAGCTAGCTGAATTAAAAGGTGAATGGGATCCTGATGATTATAAGAAGAAATCAGGCCAACCTGATCCTCTAATTTTCGGAAACTTTATCCATAGTTATTTTCAAGGTGAAGAAGCGCATGAAGAGTTTTTGAAAGAAACAAAAGTAAAAAAAGAAGTATTCAAATACGGCAACCCTGAAAAGGGAGCTAAAAAAGCATATGACAAAAATGGTGAAGCTTATTCCTTAATTAATAAGATGAAGTTAAATAAGTACTTTAATCGTGCCTATAAACCACGTGATCCAAAGAACAAGGAAGTTATAGTAACTGGTGAAATTGGTGGGTATCTATGGAAAGGCAAAATCGACAGTTTAAATCTTGAAGAACAGTATTTCTGTGATCTTAAAACTACTAAAGATATTCATGCTGTTAATTGGATTAAAAAAGGTGACAGAAACATTAAAACTAACTTTGTAGAAGCGTATGGCTACTACATGCAAATGGCAATCTATCAGGAACTTATTCGGCAGACGTTTGATATTACCTGCTTGCCGTTGATGTTTGTTGTCAGCAAGCAACAGCCAATTCCTGAAGTATGTAATTTGAAGTTTGATCAATACGATCCTCAACACCCGGACGTTAAGTATTTGATGGACGATGCGTTAGAGACCGCGAAGAAATTACAACCACATTTTTGGAAAGTGATGATGGGCGAAGAAAAGCCTAGACGATGTGGTAAGTGTGCCTACTGTCGTTACACAAATAACAGTCCTGAATTTATTTTGCCAACACAAATCGAGGTATAAAAACATGGCACGAGTTAAGAAGATTAAGATTAAAGGCTTCACGATCATTGACAATGACATAATCAATGATCCAAGAATGCATCTTAAAGCCTTAGGCCTCTTTGCGTATATGTGGAGTAAGCCAGATGATTGGCAATTTTACATCAGTGAGATTGCTACACATTTTAAAGATGGTGAATCAGCTGTAAGCAGTGCAATGAAAGAGTTAATGGAACTTGGCTATTTGAAGCGAACTCAAAATCGAAAAGACGGTAAATTTTCAACGTATGATTATGTTCTCCAAGAAATACCGAAACCAGAAAATCACAGTTCGGTACCGAAAGGCGATTTACCGAAACCAGAAAAACCGAAATCGGAAAAACCGATTCCGGAAAATCAAGGACTACTAATCACTGATAACACTAATACTGATTTAAATAATACTAATAAGCTGTTAGCTGATGCACAGCATTCCTTCCAGGAAATCACCACCCTTTGGCAAAATAATTGGGGATTTCCTAATGGGATTGCTCAACAAGATTTAACTGAGTGGAGTAAGGAATTTGGTAATGACCTTGTTTATTACTGTGTTGAGTTTGCTTTGAGACACAATGTAACAGCGAGAGGTGCAGACCCCTACCTTAACAGGAAGCTCAGCGACTATCGAAAACAAGGAATTAAGACCGTACAAGCTGCTATTGAGTCTGATCAACGTCACGAGCAACAAATGAGCCGTGAATATCAGCAAAAGAACAATTCAGCCCCTAGAAAGCCAAAGAAACGAATATACGATTAGAGGTGATCTCAATGGCTCTTACTAAAGCACAATGGGACATCGATCCTAAGTTGTTTGAAAAAGCTGGTGTAAATATCCATGATTCAAAGCTTAAAGAGAAAATGGAGCAACGTGCTAAGCAAATGCACAACAAGTTTAATCGTGAATTACAAAGAAATAAGACTAAAGCCGTGTGGAATAAATCCTTGTGGTCTTCTGGAGAGATTGTTTTTAGTTTTAAGGATTGGAAGCCAGATGAACGTGAGAACCCACAGCAAGCCCGATTTCTAGGTAGAAAGGCACTCAATCTATCCAAAGAAATGATTAACGGCCACTTAAATGTTGTTATGAGTGGAGATGCTGGAGTAGGTAAGACCTCATTAGCATTAGCCATGCTTAATTTGCTACGTCATAACGGTAAACAAGTTCTATTTGTCTCAACCGTTGCTTTGAGCGAGTTAGTTAGTCAGCAATACGAGTACAAGGATAGAAAAGAACGATTGCAAAGCCTTAAACGGGCAATGGATACATGTGATGTTCTGCTTCTTGATGATCTTGGAGCAGATGGAGGAAGTATCGAAAAGGTTTCGGGTGATGGATATATTGGCGCTCGTAAGGACGTACAGGCGCTTTTATTCAGTGTTGCCAATAATCGATACGAAGGTACAGAAAAAGAGCGTAAACGGGCTAATGAGAAGAATATCAAGCTAATTAAGCCTGTTCACCAGACAATCATTACAACAAACAATACAACCGATGAATTAATACGAATTTATGGAGAGCGAACGATTAGCCGTTTAGTTACTCGTGACCCTAATCATCGCTTGCCATTTAACGAAATGGACGATATGCGAATAAAAGAAGGTATTTAATATGAGAACAATATGCCCTGCTTGCAATGGGAAAGGTACGTATTTAAGCCATAAATGCTGTGTATGTGGTGGAAAGGGAATCTATCACATTAGCAAAGAGTTAATTATGATGATGTATCACAACGGAGATTTGAAGGGGAAAATAGCATGAACGCAAATAGTTATATAACAACTGATGAATTAATTTACACGATTAATCATAGCAAAGAGATTGATCGCGGCGATGAGATGGGTCCATTTGCCGTTAAACGGGACAAGTATGTTTATGTTTACCGCACATGGCAAGATGCACGAGACGAAGAAGAACGTAAGCCGATGTGGCAGATGATGATTCCTGTTAACATCGAAAGCTTATCAGAATTATACGAACGAGAAGACCTAGATGCTGATGATTTAGAAAGCAAAGGCTTCTGGCCTCTAATTGAACTTATCAGCAAGTATGCACATACACCATTAGTTTTTCGAGGCACAGTGCTAAGCGAAGATGACAAAGAAGAACTGAGGCACCGACTAATGGGCTATTTCAAAGATCATAGTTTCGGTGAGGATTACCGTAACGGACGTTTAGACGCAATGTACGGTGTCATGTGCCAGCTTGGCATGGAAGATGATTACGACGCAGCTAAAGGCTCGTATAAAGCTATGAAGATCAAGGCGGTGAATGAATGATGACAGAAGAATTAGTAATCATGCGTGATCGGCAGGCGGTGACAACCAGCTTGCAAGTAGCAAAGAATTTTGGAAAAGAACATAAGCATGTTTTAGAGAGTATTAAGAATTTGGCAGCCGAAAATTCGGCCACGAAAAATATGTTCGTAGCGGGAACTTATGTGAATCGCGGTAAAGAATATCCGATGTTTTACATGAATCGCGACGGTTTCTCTCTTTTGGCGATGGGCTTCACTGGAAAGAAAGCTCTCCAGTTCAAACTGAAATACATTGATGCTTTCAACCGGATGGAAAAGCAACTTCAACAACAAAAACCACTTTCTTTGCCTGAACAAATTCAATTGATCGCTAAAGGCTATGATGGCCTTTCAAAAGACGTTGAGGATATTAAGAATCGTATGGGCTTACCTGGTAACATGGCTCTTACATTCTCTAAGAAGAGAAACGCAAAGATTATCAATGTTCTAGGCGGTAAGAAATCCAACGCATATCGTGACAAGAACGTTCGAGCTAAGACCTATCGTGCATTGTTCAGCTCGTATCGTGAGACGTTCGATCAAGACCGATACAACGACTTGCCGATGAAAGACTTTGATAAGGCTGTTGATTTTGTCAACAACTGGTATCCGCCGTTTGAATTGCAACAAGAAATTCGGCGAGCTAATGCACAGCTAGCAATTGTTTAGGAGGTCAAAGATGATGATTAAGCGCACTCGTAAGCGCCAGATTGCTAAGGCCAAGCACATGATGGCTTGGCACGATCACACCAGTTACGAGTGGTCACAGTGGTGGCACAGTAAAGCTAAAAAGCCTAAGAGGTGCGAGTGATGAAGCAATTACCGTTATGTGTGGGGATTGTCTGTGTAACGGCAATTATTATCACAATGATTATCTGCAAGGTTAGCCTTGAAACAATATTTAGTCTGATTATTGGATTGATGATTATTGCTTTCGTAGTTGCCAACTTAATTGATTTATGAGGAATTTGAAGAAATGAATGAATTTGGTGAAACCATTGTCCTAAAAGTTAATAAAGATAAATGCTTAGCTGGCTTTTATGCTCTGGGTTTTGAACCTAAAGAGATTATGGGAGTTCTATATCAAGCGATTACCGTGTTATGTAAGGAACGGGGAGTAGATCCGGCAGTTCAATTAATGCAGTTTATGATGGCAGCAGAGGAGAGAAAGAGTAATGGAAGAGAGAGTTTTTGAAGACGAACACGGTAGAAAATTAATTGTGCGGGTGAATAGGTCTAATATTCAAATCCATACAGAAAGAAAAGATCTTCTAGATTATCGGTTCTATTTAGATAACATTGATTTACTTAAATTCTTAAAGGAACAAGCAGAAAAAGTCTGGAAGACATTTACTCCCAAAGAAGCTAATTCTTTTGGGGCAGATTATTGGGAATTTTATGATAAAAATACTGATAACAACGGATATTTAGAAGTTAGTAAAGAAGCTCTTGTGTTTCAAAGTCCCAGCGATGAAACAACTTTGCTATATCAATTTAACAAACTAAAGATGGAAAGCTTTATCTACGATATGGAAAGCTGGTTTATGCTATGAAAATTCTTGATGTTTGCTGTGGACGTCCATTAAACGAGGAGGAAGAATAATGACGCTAGATTATCAAGATCATCACTGTAAGATGTGTGGAAAGTATGACAAATTAGCCTGGGTAAATGGCGGATATTGCGATGATTGCTTTAAACTTCGCAACTTAGCGAAAATTAGAGAAAGCATTGAAGAAGGGGAACCGGATACTTTTAGCAGTGATTATGTAGTTTGCCCATATTGTGGGGATGCTATTAGTGACGAGGATTTAATTGATCTTCCTGAATGTTATGAGGACGGGCAGCACGAGATTACTTGTGATGAGTGTGGCAGAGAGTTTGAAGTTATAACATATGTTAGTTATAGCTGGAAGACAAGTAGAAAGAATATCAAATAAAAACTCAAGTGAACGAGGAGGAAGATTAATGAAGAGTGCAAGTGAATTGTATGCCAGCTTGACTAAAGAACATACGGAATTAACTAAGAAGATAATCAAAATTGAAAAGTTTATGAAAACAGATGATTATGCGGGCCTTGAAGCCAAGGAAAAACGATTACTAATTATTCAGCAAAATATAATGTTTGCTTATGCTGATGTCCTGCTTCAACGCATTGATGAGATTAAGGAGCGTTTGTAATGCACTTTTATCTAGTCGATGATGACAATTCGTCTAAAGTCATTGTTGCTCATTCAAAGGATGAAGCTTGGCATGTTGCTTCTAAGCGTGATTTTGGAGATTCTGTTGATCCAGAAGCATTCTATGAAATTACTATGTTGGCGCCAAATCACTATAAGAAGGCGCAAATTATTGTGGAAGAAAGGTGATTATCTAATGCTACACACATACAGAAAGACAGCAACCATTCAAGCTGAACAGTTTGATGGGTCAAAAGAACAGGTAAAGAGGTATCCAATTATTGTTCTTGGAACGCTTCAGGACGGTTGTGTATATACTGGGTGTCCTTGTGTTTTGAAGACAAAAGAGGGCGGAATGAACCTAAAGAAAGGTGACTACATCGCTACTGGCATAGATGGAGAGCACTGGGCTATTGATCAAGATATATTTGAACGAACTTACGAGAGGGTAGATTAGTGAAACTTACCTTTGAAATTGAACCTGTAGAACAAGCACGGCCTAGAGCAACTCGAATGGGTAAGGGAATACGCTTGTATGATCCAAAGAAAGTGTCGGTATACAAAAAACAATTGGCGATGATGTGCCAATTTCAATACAAAAAAGAGCCTTTAACAGGCCCGCTAATTGTTAGTCTTAAATTTTACCGACACATTCAATCAAGCATATCGAAAAAAGAACGCGAATTGCGGATCGCAGGAGCGCACAGGCCCATTGTTAAACTAGATACAGACAATTATTAAATCTACTTTAGATGGCTTAAACGGCCTGCTATGGGAAGATGACAACCAGATTGTAAAGATAGTTGCTGAAAAGTATTACAGTGACCATCCTAGGGTAGAAATCGAGGTAGAGGAGGTAAATGAAGATGGCAATACCTAAAAGACTATCTAAAGCAATGGATTCATTAACTGTTAATCATGAATGGGGTGGAGTTAATGAAATGCCAGAAGAGATCCTTGCTCCTGATGATTGGCGACTTCAAGAAATTATGAAGTTTCGTAAGGGTTTGAAGTTGCGAGAACCTAGAAGAATTAAAGAAGCTGAATGGCGAATTAAGCAATATTTTTATAAGCACAATATTAATAACCCTTTTGCACAAGCTTATATCTTGCGAAAAATTGGCACTAAACAGTCTACTATTCTAAAGATTACAGGGTTATCAAAACCTGAATACTATCGTCACGTAGGAGTGTTGTTTCGTAATACAGGCTATTACGGACAATTGAGAATTACAGATGTAGAAGCAGTCTTAAGGCAAGCAAAAATATCTGACATTTTGAAAGATGTAAATAACAAGATTAAAGAATAGAAGTGAATTTGGAGGGAAAAGATGGGAAGAGTAATACGTAATTTTGCGGGATATACAGTAATTGGATTTATCGGGCTTATAGTTGCTGGCATTGCATTGTTAGGTCTAGGCGGAGTGCTATACATGGTATTTAGTATTTGGTATGCTGTCTTTTCTTTCTTTGGATAGCATTAAAAAGCGTTAAATTGCGTTAAAAAGCGTAAAAAAAGACGCCCTCACTATGAGAACGCCTCCATAGATATAAATTTAAAGCATAACTATTATATCACAAGGGGAGCGTGCAAATAGTGGAACTATTAAAAGGGGATAATAAGAAAGCAACAATTGCGAACGTACAGAATTTCTTTTTAGACGAAGATAAATACCCAACCATTCGCCGCAGATCGGGGGATTGGGGCATTAAATCGCCACAGAATGATATTACAGGTATTCGAGGTTCAAGACATGGCAATGGTTCAGAAAAAAGCATGATTGAATATGCTGAATACACGTTGGCAAAACGAGCGGTTGACTATGCGATTGCAGGATGCAGCAGTAGTTACCGGCACCCTAGTCAACAGATTATCAAGTATAGATATATTCAAGGTTTATCTCTTTCAGTAATTAAAGAGCGAATTAACAAATTCGGCAATTCTACTTACTATCGAGCTGATGATTATGCTTGCTTAGAATTTGCGGATTGTTTAGAAGCGGTATGTGAACGGCTTAATGTTGATTCTGATATTATTCCTGACTTGCGAGCAAAAAACAGGAAGAAAACGGGACAAAAAGGGGATGAAAAGAGGATAAAAACGGGAATACAACGGGAGATATAACGTTATATTATGTTATCGTCGCAAAGTTAGTTAATAAAACTTTGCACGCTCCGTTTAAATATGTGCCTAAGCATGCCTGAAACTGCTATGCGTGTTTCCGATGTTTAACAATACTCACAATAGGGATCTCTTGTTAAGCGTAGGAAAGTGTGGAATCCGGTAACCAAGCCGACGCGATGGTGGCAGATGACCATAATCCACATTGAGACTATCATTAACTAACTTCAAAATAAATTTACGGTAACGATTAAATTTGGTTTGTGCGTTTTGGAAGATCTCCTTTAGATCATTAAATTTACATGCTACTCTGATAGTCTCGTAGCAACCGTGCTGTAATCAGCAGAAGAGTACGTAATCTAACTCAACGGCTAAAGGATTACCGTATGAATGGACAGCAATACCGTTACAGGAGTAGGCGGAAAACTACGACCGGGTGCGGTGATTGCGTGGTCCTGATTATACTTAGGCTTCAAGGCTGCATGGGTGCAAAGCCCTACTAAGTTTTTATATCATGATTATCAGAAGAAAGGAGGCAAATTTGGCAGCTCCTTCTTCACCCGTACATTGATAATTATGGTATATAGCAGTGCTTACGAGTCGCACTGCTTGCTGAGGTCCAAGCAAGATGGGCGCACAACCGGCCTTGTGTGGCAAAAGCGTGGTTCGAATCCACCTCTCAGCTTTATCACGGCAAATTTAACTATGATAGGAGATGAAAGCTCCTCTTTCGTAATTACATAGTACTTTTTTGTCAAAGCCGTGATGTAATACAGAGATGCAAAGAGTAACAAAATTCAAAAACGATTAGTGGATGCAAACATTTCTGTATTATGCTGACGTAGCTCAACGGTAGAGCGTCACCATAGTCTCCGTTTCGACGTGAAGATAGCAGTTCAAGTCTGTTCGTTAGCATTCAAGGCACACCTATTTTTGATTAAAGCAACATTCAACGAAAGGAGGAAGCACTACTTACTCGTGTTTCTTCCATTAGCCTTGATTGTCCGAAATGACGTTAAACTACACCTAATATTATTTCACTGAAGAGAGCATCTAAGCTCTCTTTTTTTGATAAAATAATAATGAAATAATATTAGGGAGATGATAAATTTGGCTTCAAAAACACAAATGGTAAAATTTGAAGTATATATGACATGTGATAGTGATGGCAATCCATTAAATATTGAGGAACTTTTAAAAGCAATAAATAAAATTAATGATCGTGATAAAAAAATCGTAACTCAATATGGAATACCGACACGATTAGATAAATTTCATGAAGTTATAGTTGATAGTGCAACTTTAAGAAAATTTTCAAATATGAAATTGTTGTATTTTCATATGTCAAAATTACGAGATGATCCTATAGCGGTTACTCGACAAGAGGTAGATGACTTGTCTGATCTAGATTTAGATGCAGATGAATATATTGCTGAGGACATAAATTGTTTGTTCGATACAGAAAATTGTATTTTATTCATTCAGAGAAATTTTCATAGTTTATCTGTTAGTGGAGTTGCATTTTATTTAAAAAAGATGTATGAACAATTGGAAAAAGCAAAAGAAGATTTCAATGACAATGACTTTGAAGAACTATCTCTAGAGTTTCAACCGGTGCCGGACAAAAAAGCGCTTAGAGGAATTCAAAAATCTGATAATATCAGAACTTTAGAGTTAACATTTGCAAATGCAAATGTTCAGAAATTTTCTACCGGAATAGCAAAATATTTAGGAGGATTCAAACAGCTATTTGATAGCCTCGGTGGCGCTCGAATAAGCATTAATTTATCTGCGGGGGCGCCAAAAAACAAGTCCTTAAAGGCTGGAGATATTCATGAACTAGCAAAAAATATAGCAAATGGTAAAAGCCTTTTTTCTTCAGCTATTATTAGAGGAAAAGAAGGAGATATGCCTATCGAAAAGTATGATCTTATTAATGGAAAATTATTTGTTACGCATAAATTTTCTTCAGTAAAATCAGAAAATGGTAAAACCAAGAAAATGCATTTGAGACCAGATTCTGTGGAAGATGTAATGAAAAACATTTATTTAGGTGAAGGCGAGGACAGGGAAAAATCACTACTTGAAGAAACGTTAAGAAATATAAATTAGAAAATTATTTTGGGGAGGGAAGACAATGGGAAAACTTTTTAAGATATTTCCTCCTTTGGTAGGGCTAGTATTGCTCTTATTAATGGTATGGCTTAATCTGAAGTATGGAATTACTTATAGTTCGCTAAGGGGCTTTTCAAAAATTTTAGATTCAACTGTTAATTTTTTATCGATAGTAATTGGATTTTATTCAGCATTTTATGGGATGATAATTTCTATGCAAAAGACAAAGTTCATAGCAGAATTATCTAAATCAAAGCATAGAAATGACCTTCCTAAATTATTAGTTAGCTCTTTGTGTAGTGCTTTCTTGTGTTTAATTTTAACTATAGTTATGCAATCACTAAGTGAGTATAAATTACAAATTACTACTGTTTTGTTTTATGCATGGTTTTTCTTAGTGGGATTATTTATAACATACGCATTTCAAACTTCTATGTTATCAATTACGATGATTTTTGAATCCGACCCACAGAAGAAGCAAAAGAAAAATTTGAAAATGTGAATAAAAAGTCAGCTTAACGGCTGGCTTTTTTGCTTAGAAAGGATGATTTTCGTTGTTTATGAAATTTATTGCTATGTTAATGGTTCCAGTTATGTTTATTGGAGCCCTATTAATTAAGCCGGCACTTATTGGCGTTGGCTTATTTGTTACATCTCTAATTGTCGAATTTTTAATTATTTACTTAGTGACCTATATGCTAGAAGATCATTTATAAAATATTAGGAGTGACTGCAATGTTTATTGAAAAAATGTCTTATACACCTGGAATGGTTGATGGATTACGCCAAATGGTAATGATTTATAGTGTACTGTTAAATTCTGCACGCAAGGAAGTAAAATCAGAGGTTGAAGCATATAAAATGGCAGATCATGTATTTACTGGCATCTTAAGTTCTAGTGAAAACAGCAAAGATAAATAATTTTAAGCCTGGTTATTATAACTGGGCTTTTTTATGTAATTGGATATAGTTATGAAGAGGTAAGGAGATTAAACATCTATGGAAGAACATGTAAAAAGATTAGTAGTTGAGAGAGATGAGCTTTCAGATAAGCTTAAAAAACTCTCAGAATTCATGAAGAGCGATGCTTTTAAGAAACTTAATGAAGATGACAAAATGATTTTGAAAATCCAAAAAGATTCTATGAAAACATACAAACGAGCTCTTAGTTTCCGTATCTATTGGGAAATCTAGCAATGTATCAAACCAAACGATTTGGATTAGTTGCTAGCAGGCAAGAGTATTTAATGTTATGTCGTGCTGAACGAACCAAGAAACGATTAGCAAATAAAAAGCCGACAGGGCAACGCTTGTCGGCTTTTAAAGTACACAAAAATAAATAGTTATCCCTCTAATTCACTTGACTTATGTACGATATAGTACTATTATAATAAGTGAAAGGAGGATAGGAATATGGCAAAACATAAAAAGAAAAAGGAAAAGCAGAACGACAAGGTTGAAGCTACAAAGTGGGCGGCAATAGCTGCATGGGCAGTGCCTGCTTATCCGATTGCAGAAACAATTAAAATAGTCGTCAAGCATTTCCTTAAATAAACAATAACAAAGGGTTGAGGTGAGAGCCTCGCCCGCTTTGCTATATTCTATTTTATCATGAGTAAACAAGAAAAGAAGTATCGTAAAAGTATTAAACTTGCTTTGATTACTGGTGTAGTGGCATGGGTTGTCTATGGGGCTGTACGCGTATGGCTAGGATAAACTTGAATACTCCGGATATTATGGATGCTAAAGAAGCGTCCATAATCTGGGGTCATGCTGAAAACTATGTAAGAAGAACTTACCAGCAGAACCCAGATAAATTTCCAAATGGTTCTATAAGAAAGTTTGGAAAGCAATGGATAGTTACTACCGAGGGAATGGAAGCAATCACTGGTACTAAGGATCCACGGAAACAGAATAACAATTAGTACGATGGCGCCATGTGGTATATATCTATCAACTAGCTTCTCTGTGAGTTAGGTGATAGAGCTATCAAGGAATGGGATAATTACAGACGAGGGAAGTAGTTTATAAAGGAAAACGTGCCAACGTGGTAAGATCCTGGTGCAACTCCGGGCGCCCTCATTACTAGCATCTGCAATTTGCAGGTGCTTTTTTTGTACTCAAATTTAGAAGGAGCAAGTCATGGAACTAAAAGAACTAACTGAAAAGACTTTGGTGTTATTTAATTCTAAGAATACAACTGAACTAATTAAGAAATTACCTAGTTATTGGAACAATAATGATATTAAAGCTAAATTTAAGGAATTAGTCAGTGATTTAAGCATTGACTGGCTCCAAAAGATTTTTCAGTATTATGAAGCAGATCGTAAAGATAAAAAGCAGGATTATACACCAACAACTTTAGCAAAATTAATGGCAAGTTTAGCATTACGTAATAGCGAAGATCATATCACTGATATGTGTGCCGGCAGTGGTGCGTTAACCATTCAATGCTGGAACTTAAACCATGATATTGAAGCTGAGTGTCTTGAATTTGATGAGAAAGTTATTCCGATCTTGCTATTTAATCTAGCAGTACGAAACATTAAAGCAACGGTTTATCAAATGGACGTATTACAGCAAGAAGTTACCAATAGTTGGCAAGTAGTTGCAGGGGATGAATTTGGAAAGGTGATTGAAAATGGCAACAACGATTAGTAATCCACCATATAATATGAAATGGCAGCACCCGTTCTTTGCTCAATCACAAGAAAGATTTATGCTAGGTGTCCCGCCTGAATCTAACGCAAACTATGCTTTTATCTTAACGGCGCTATCTAAGCAGGATAAAGCCGTTTTCTTATTGCCTAATGGTGTATTAACTACCAACAATAAAGAAGAACAGGCAATTAAAGCAAGTCTAATTGAGAAGAACTATTTAGAAGCGGTAATTAGTTTGCCTGATAAGATGTTTGAAAGTACGAGCATTCCAACCTCATTACTAATCTTTGATAAGAAAAAGCAAACGTCAAATATTTTAATGGTTAATGCTTCTTCATTGGCAACTGAGGAAATACGGGAACAACGAGGGCAAGTTGGTAGTAAATCACATACTAGCCGTGTTTACAAGAAAAAGGTAAATGTATTAAGTAGTGATGCGATTAAAAAGGTTATGTCGTTATTAAATAAACCAAGTGATGAGCAAGGATTATCTAAAGTAGTTTCGATTGAAACAATTAAGGAGCAAGATTATGTTTTAACACCTAATCGTTATATTGAAATGAAACAGGAAACTGTTCAGCATACATCAATGGAAAGACTAGTTAAACAGCTGAACCGAGTGTCTGCTGAAAAGGGCGCTGTTAAGTTAACTATCAATAAAAAGATGGCAAATGATCTTGGCTTAATGCCGTTGATTAAGTTACTGCAGGAAGGTGGCCAAACAAGTAAAGAATTGAATGAACAATTCAAAGATGATGGCCTTAATCTTAGCGATGAAAACATAGTCACTCTGACTAACAGCAAGACTTTCAAGATTGAGGTTAAAAAGTGGGATAAGCTACCAGCTATTGTTGTTATGTTTGCTCAGATGTGGAAGCAATTAATGATCACTTGCAATAACGAAGAGAACCGCTACTTAATGGAATTAAAGGATATTATGCTTGAACGATACTTTGAATAAATAGAAGTTATTAGAAAGGTGGTGTGGTGATATGCCATGAGTAAGATGGAAGAAGCTAAGGCTGATTACTTAGCTGGAATGAAGTATAAGGATATTGCCAAGAAGTACGATGTTTCTCTTAACACGGTTAAGTCGTGGAAAACAAGAAACAAGTGGCAGCGGAAGAATGCAACCAAGAAAAAAAGTGTGCACACAAAAGAAAAAAGTATGCACACAAAACCGGAGAAAGTTGCACCGGCATTACCGCCACCAGAATTACCAGATAGTGATGAGCTTAATGATAAGCAGAAAGCCTTTTGTCTGTACTATTTACAGCGATACAATGCGACTTGGGCTTATCAGAAAGCTTATGGTGGAAGTTATGAAAATGCTCTTGCACACGGCTCGAGAATGGTAGGAAATGGTAGGATAAAATCTTACCTTACCAAATTAAAGAAACAGCAATCGCAAGACCTATACGCGACCGCCAATGACATCTTGCTACGTTACTTAAATCAAGCGACTAGCAATGTTACCGATGTTCTATCATTCAGAACAGAAAAGCATTTGGCCTATTATAAGGTACGTGATAAAAATGGACCTTATGAAGACGCTGGAGGTAAGTTCAGGTATGAGCCTAAGATTGATCCAGAGACAGGCGAACAGGCTTATTACTATACGAATATTGTTGAGTTAAAAGATAGTAGCAAGATTGATACATCGAACATCAAGAGTATTCGAATTGATAAAGGTGAGCCGGTTGTTGAAATGGAAGATCGTCAGAAAGCAATGCAGATCTTACTTGATCGCTTGCCAGAACCAGAAGTTAACGATGAAAGCACCAACTCATTACTTGCTGCACTTAGCAATGGTATGAAGAAGATATGGAGTGATAAAGATGGGGATAAAGACAGTTAGATTTAAGTTTACCCCGTTTAGTCGGAAACAGCTTCAAGTGCTTAGCTGGTGGGCTAATGATGAATTAAAGGGTTATGAAGCTATTATTTGTGACGGTTCTGTTCGTGCTGGTAAAACAGTTGTCATGTCATTGTCATACGTGCTATGGTCCATGACCCAATTCAATGGTCAGCAGTTTGGAATGGCTGGTAAAACGATTGGTTCATTTAGGCGTAACGTGCTAAGACCATTAAGAAGTATGTTGGAAAGCGAAGGGTATGCTATTCGCGATTCACGTTCGGATAATATGCTAACGATCAGCAAGAATGGTCATACAAATTATTACTTTATCTTTGGTGGTAAAGATGAAGCATCACAGGACCTAGTTCAAGGTATTACTTTGGCTGGGTTCTTTTTTGATGAAGTTGCACTTATGCCGCAAAGTTTTGTTAATCAAGCCACAGCTCGTTGTTCGGTAACAGGTTCTAAGATGTGGTTTAACTGCAACCCCGAAGGACCCTACCATTGGTTCAAGCTAGAATGGATTGACCAAATGAAAGATAAGCGGGAATTACGACTTCATTTTATGATGCATGATAATCCGTCATTAGCGCAAGAAACCATTGATCGTTATAACCGAATGTATTCCGGTGTGTTCTACCAGCGTTATATCTTAGGATTATGGGTAATGTCAGAAGGGGTTATCTATGACAATTTTGATAGAGATACGATGGTAGTTAATGAATTACCTAATCACTTTGAAAAGTATTACGTCTCTTGTGACTACGGTACACAAAACCCTACAGTATTTTTGTTGTGGGGACGCAACCATGGTGTTTGGTACTTAGTCAAAGAATATTACTACTCAGGACGTGCTACTGCTCACCAAAAGACGGATGAGCAATATTGCCAGGAGCTTAAGAAGTTTCTTGGTAATATTCATGCAAAGATTATCATTGACCCGTCTGCTGCTTCTTTTATTGCTGTGTTACGGAATAATGGTTTCCGAGTACAAAAGGCAAAGAATGATGTGGTAGATGGTATCCGTGTTACTCAAACGGCGATGAACGAAGGCAAGATACTATTTAGCAACCAATGTCCTAATTTATTTAAAGAATTATCCAGCTATGTATGGGATGAAAAAGCAGCTGAACGTGGTGAAGATAAACCAGTGAAAGAACATGATCATGCTTGCGATGCTATGCGTTATTTCGTTTACATGGTTATCCATAAAGGCTTCACTGCAAAGATTACTAAACGTCCACATGTTCGTGGGTTATAGAAAGAGGGTGTTTATGTGGCTGGTGCAATTGATAGAGAATTACTTGGGGATGTTAACAAGCCAAACCTTGAAGCAATCAACTACGCTATTCGTAAGCTGAAAGAACGGCAAGGCAGGTTGGATAAACTTGCTGATTATTACAACGGAAATCAAGAAGTTAATAACCATCGCTTTGAGAATGCTAAAGTTAAGGCTTCTAACGTTATGATTAATCATGCTAAGTACATCACTGATATGAATGTTGGTTTTATGACTGGTAATCCGGTTAAATATACCGCCAAGAAAGGTAAGAATATTGATGATGTGTTAGAAGCACTAGAAAAGATTGATATTCATAAGCACGATATTGAGCTTGAAAAAGACTTATCTGTGTTTGGGTATGGCTATGAATTGCTTTATCTTAAAACGATTGAGCCAACTATTAGCATTGATGGGCTTGGCAATGAAAAGATTACTCCTAACACTGAATTACGAGTAGAAGCTGTTGATCCACGTGCCGCAATTGTTGTTACTGATGATACGGTTGAACATGAACCTTTATTTGGTGTGTTTGTCCAAGCAAAGAAGAATTTAAGTGGACAGATTAATGGTTATAGCGTCACAGTCTACATGCCAAAAAAGATTGTAGAATATCGCACTGAAGTAGGAATGGAAGTATCGACAGATGATCAAATCGTTGACGAGTACGATAACTTATTCAATGCAGTTCCATTAATTGAGTATCGAAATAATGAAGAACGACAGGGTGACTTTGAACAACTAATCTCGTTGATTGATGCTTATAACCTCCTCCAAACTGATCGAATTTCTGATAAAGAAGCTTTTGTTGATGCAATCCTTGTTACATTTGGCTTCGGATTAGAAGAGGATGAAGACAGTATTGAAGCGTTGAAGAATGGTGTTATTAATGCACCTTCTCGTGACGATGGGGCTGATGTTGAATGGTTAACTAAGACTTTCGATGAAACACAGGTTAACTTGCTTAGCCAATCAATTGAAAATGATATTCACAAGATTTCATACGTTCCGAATATGAACGATGAAAAGTTTATGGGAAACGTATCTGGTGAAGCAATGAAATTTAAGCTGTTTGGGCTTGAAAATCTTATTTCAATTAAGAAGCGTTACTTCTTCGATGGCTTGCACCGGCGATTAAAACTGATCCAAACCATCGTTAATATTAAAGGTGGCAATTCGGATGTTGATGGTTGTGATATATCGTTAACACCAAACATTCCCGTCAACTTGTCTGATGTAGTTAACAACATTAAGAATGCTGACGGTGTTCTTCCCCGTAAGCTTACTTATGGTTGGATTCCACAAGTTGGGGATGTTCAAGAAGTTATTGATGAAATGGCTCAACAAGATGCTGATAACATTAGAAAGAACCAACAAGCGTTACGACAGCAAGATCCAGACCGTTTAGAATTGGAGGATAGTCAAGATGATTCGAGTGAAGATCCAAAAGGAACCAACCAAGACGATAATCAAAGCAAGCGGACACGCTGAGTATGGTGTAAAAGGCTCTGATATCGTCTGTGCTTCGTTTTCTACCTTATTAACTCATACGGTTAATAACTGTACTAACGTGGCCGTAAATGATGAGAACGGAACTCTGACGGCTGTATTTGCAAATAGTGAACGCATTGAAAATAAAACTTTGCTAAATGCGTTTGAAAGCACAGTTAATCAGCTTGTGGAACAATACGGTCAATACATCACTGTTTTGTAGGTGAAAGCCTATGAAAGTTGATAAAAATAAATTCAACTATTGGCAATTGCGAGACTTGCAAGATGAACAAAAGAACCAGGATGAAGCAACCAAACGCCTAAAAGTTATTAATGTGGCATATCAGAAAGCACAAGCATATTTGAGCGATGAGGTCCAAAAGATTTATCGTCGCTATTTTTATGCTGACATTACTGCCGATGAAGTGGCAACGATCATGTCATCGCACATCTCCCCATCTGAGCTGGTAACCTTACAAGCGTTAGCAAGCAATATTGTCGATAAAGAAAGTAAGAAGGCTGTTGATAATTACTTAAATCAATTAGCCGCTAAGAGCAGAATTACCCGACTGGAAGAGTTACAAGTCAAAGCGTATATAGTTGCTAAAAATGTTGGAGACGTTGAATTGGATCAGAATATTAAATTGCATACTGATGTAATGAAAAGAACCTGGTCCGAAGTCGAAAAGCAAGGAGCAGTATATGACAAGGCAAAAGACTACAAGCTACCTAATAAAATAAAACCAGCCTTAGAATCCAAAGAAAACAAAATTGTTATCAAGAACCCTAAGACTGATAAGAAAGTTGCTACGGTATCAATGGAGCAAGACGTACTGAAGTCGAAAATTACTGAGATACCTAATCATTATGTGGAAGCAGCATTAAATTCCAGATGGGAAGGCAAAAACTTTTCATCACGTATTTGGGATAACACTGATAAGCTTGCTGAACGCTTGCAAGAATTACTTACGGCTAAAGAGTTAAGTGGAATGTCTGAACGAGAAATGATTAAGCAAATTGAAGATGAGTTTAATACAAGTCGTTTCAATGCTAGTCGATTAATCAGAACCGAAGCTAATTATTTTTACTCTAAGGTAAAGCTTGATAGCTGGAAGAAACGGGGAGTTAAGCAATATCAGTTAATTGCTGTTCTTGATAGTCGAACCAGTAAGATATGTCGAGCAATTAATAATAAAATTTTTAACGTATCTGATGCAGTTATTGGTAAGAATGTGCCACCTTTGCACCCGTTTTGTCGAACTGTACCTGTAATTTATCTAGGTAACAATAAATCTTGACCTAAGCACGTCATGAAACTACTTCAATAATTGAATACGTGTGTGGGCTTGTCGACACATATTTAGAAGTCACTGTGTAGAAATATGGAGTGGCTTTTTTCGTGCAGTCATAAATTCAAGTGTGCATGGGTAGAAAGGATTATATCTATGGAAAAAGTAAAGTTTTACAGTAATTTGCTAAAGCTGAACTTACAGAGGTTTGCAGATGAAGGACAAGATGGTGAAGGAGGTGCTGATGCAGGAAACGAAGCAGCAGATACTAACGATGATTCTGATGCGCAAGCTAAGCCTTTTATGACATTCCAAACCCAATCAGAGTTAGATTCTTATTTTGATAAGAAGTTAAACAAGGCATTAGGGACTGCTAAGGCTAATTGGGAAAAGGAACAAAGCGATAAGGCAAAGAAAGCTAAGGATCGCAAAAATATGACCGAAGAAGAACGGCGTGAGGATGACTTCAAGCAACGGGAAGAAGCTTTATCTGCTCGTGAAGCTGATGTTACTAAGCGTGAGAATCGGAGTAAGCTTGCTTCTCGTTTAGTTGATGACGGTTTGCCTACTGGGTTAGTTGATGTTTTTGATGATGTTCTAGCTAATGAAGACAATATGAACGAAACATATGAGCGGGTAAGCGGAGTATTTCGTAGCGCTGTTCATGATGCTGTTGAAACTCGGTTAGCACAAGGATCACGAACGCCTAAGAGTACGGATGATGATTTGACTCATAAATCGGCTGGTGAACTTTATGCCGAAAAGGCTAATAGTGCTAATAAATCTGAAAGTGATTTTTGGAAATAAGAAAGGAGAATGACAATTAATGTACACACGATTTCAAAACGGTAAGCAATTAAACTTCCTTGCTTCTGAGAAGTTCACTGCTTTCCCTGAAACAATTAACAAGGACAATTACAATGTCCAAACTGATGACTTAGGACGCAAGTATGTACCTGCTGGGACAGTATACCCAACAAATGATGCAAAGGCGGTTGGTATTACTGTTAACGATGTATATGTATCAGAAGACGGTTCTAATCAAATGGTAGCTGTTATGCGTGAAGGTTGGGTATTGAGTCAACGATTAACTCCAACTCCATCCACAGACGCAATTAAAGCAATGACAGCAATTCATTTTAAGGATTTAGACACGACTGCTGATACTGCCCCAACAGATCCAAAAGTAATTCAATAGTGAGGAGGAGATAATAGATGAATAAGCAAACACTTAAGCTAGATTTACAACGTTTTGCCACACCAATTCTTGATATGTTCGATCAGAATACGGTGCTTGATTATACTCGTAATCGTCAATATCCAGATATGTTAGGTGATACTTTATTTCCAGCAACTAAAGTTCCAACACTCGAAGTTGATATCTTAAAAGCTGGTAGTCGTGTCCCAACAATTGCTAGCTACTCGGCATTTGATGCCGAAGCTGAAATTGGTAGTCGTGAAGCAAGTAAGATGACTGCTGAATTAGCATACGTAAAGCGCAAGATGCAAATTACCGAAGAAATGCTAATCAAGTTACGTTATCCACGTAACAATGCCGAAGCTAACTACTTAAAGCAATATGTATTTAATGATATTGATGCAATGGTTCAAGCGGTGAAAGCACGTGGCGAAAAGATGACAATGGAAATGTTTGCTACTGGTAAGATTACTGATAAAGACAACGGCATTTCCATTGATTATCAAGTTCCAAAAGAGCATCAAACTACATTATCAAGTAATGCTACTTGGGATAGCGGTAGTGCCTCAATCATTGAGAATCTACAAGACTGGTCAGATAAGTTGGACATTACTCCAACGCGTGCATTGACCTCTAAGAAGGTATTACGGACATTAATGCGTAGTACTGAAATTAAAGAGGCAATCTTTGGTAAAGATACCGGTCGGGTTGTTGGTCAAGCTGATTTAGATCAGTTCATGGTTGCACAGGGACTTCCGGTTATTCGTGCATATGCTGGTAAGTATCGTGAGGAAGATGCTAAGGGTAAAGTTAAAACACAAACATACTTCCCAGAAGATCGGATCGTTCTCTTTAATGATGAAGTGCCAGGTGAAAAGATCTATGGCCCAACTCCAGAAGAAAATCGCTTAATCTCAACTAATGCACAAGTATCAGAAGTTGGTAATGTTATGGCTAAAATTTATGAATCCGGCGAAGACCCAATTGGAACTTGGGTATTAGCAGCGGCAACCATGCTTCCATCATTTGCTAGCGCTGATAATGTATACCAAGCTAAAGTCCTTTAATTAATTGGAGGTGCTGAATGTGGACCAAGTGGCCGAAATGGTTCCATCCGTAAGTGCTCGTTTAAAAGTTACGGATGATGAATTAATTAAGGAGCTAGTAGAAGAAGCAAATGCTCAGGTGCTAGATTATACGGGTCAAAAAGAATTAGTTGGTAACATGAGTGTGTATGTTAAAAAGTTGGCAGTCATTAACTACAACCGACTGGGACTTGAAGGCGAAACACAACGCTCAGAAGGTGGAGTAACTAATTATCTCGAGACTGGTATTCCAAAAGATATTCGACAAGGATTAAACCGCTATCGAATTGCTAAGGTGACGAAGCTATGAGATTAAAAGAAAGTGATCTTACAACCGTTTATCTAAAAGAACCAATGAATACTCAAGATGATGAAGGCTATAGCATTTCTGGCTGGGGTGATCCACAACCAATTAGGATGAATGTTCAATCAGCTGGTGGTACGGTTAATGCGCAAATTTACGGAAAAGATATTAAATATATCAAGACATGTAAGTATCAAGGTAATTTGATTTCAGAAGGGCACGGCGAAGGCTTTGGTATTTGCCTAAAAGTTCCGAGTTCGAGTGATCCTGATTATAAGATTACGGCTATTCAAGAGTTTTCTACTCATAAAAACGTTACTTTGGAACGTATCAAGAGGGATGAACAAAATGATTGAATGTGAGATTGTGGGGCTCAATGAGTTAAAAACTAAGCTACGAAAACTTCCTCAAGTTGTAGCGGATGCAACTGTTAACGGCCAAGAGACAGCAATTGAACAAGCTGAAGCCTATGCGGTCCAAGAGTTGCAATCTAGTATCAAATATTCTACTGGTGAACTTGCCCGTAGCTTTAAGCATGAAGTAAAAGTCGATGGGGATGAAATAGTTGGTCGTTGGTGGAATTCGTCAATGATTGCTATTTTCCGTGAGTTTGGTACTGGTAAGGTTGGTGAACAATCTAGCAAGCAGCTTCCACCTAATGTGGCAATTGTTTATCGCCAAACTCCCTGGTACATTCCAGCTGAGGAAGTTGATATTGACCTTACAAAAATCTATGGAATTCCAAAGGTTAAGATTAAGGACAAGTATTTTTATCGAACCAACGGCCAACCAGCAAGACAATTTATGACACCTGCTGCTAACAGAATAGCTAAGGAAGCACCTGGAATTATAAAGAAATCAGTTGACCAAGAGCTTCGTGATAAATTAGGTGGTTAAATGGAAATCTACAATGTTAAAGCACTGGTATATAAGACGTTGAAGTCTATTCCAGAATTAAAGATTGTCTCGCCGTCTTATCCTGATAAATTCACGGCATTTCCAATTGCTATCTATTCAACAACTCAGTCTTCTTATATACGTAATGCCTACCAAGAAGAGACTGATACAGAATGGAAGATAACAATTGATTTGTACAATGATAAAGGTTCTTTAACGCAAATAAAAAATAAGCTCATTGCTAAGTTTTCGGCAATGGGCTTTTCTAATAACATTGGTGATCAAGATTTGAATGGAATAACACGTGTTGTACTTGTCTTTACAGGAATTGTAGATAACACAAGTAAACGTGTATACCAGAAAGGATGAAATTATGAAAAATGTAAAATTATATAGTGACGCATTAAAGTTAGACCTACAACGCTTTGCTATCGATAGTTCAGAAGGTCTGGTTGGTACTGGTACCAAACTTGAACGTTCAGAAGATGGCTCTACATGGGAAGAAATTGCGGATATTAAGACCATCCCAGAATTAGGTGGGGATACTGAAAAGGTTGATGTTACTACTTTGGCTGATGACCGACGGAAGCAAGTTGAAGGGATCCAAAACGCCTCTAACGTTCAGTTCCAAGCCGTATATAAGGGTGCTAGTTTTGCTAAGGCCCTAAAACAAGCCGGTGACCGGAAACAATACCAATGGAAAGTTACTTACCCAGATGGAATGACTGCAACGATGCGTGGCTCATATAACATTAAGTTTGCAGCGGTTGCAGTTAACGGGGCCTTAGGTTACACCATCACAATTACTGTATCTGATGGGCCACACTTCACTGCTGCACCAGGTAGTGAAACGCCAAAGGGCTAGTTTATTAATAAACGTGGGTTCGATTTCCGCGTTTATCTTTAGTGACAAATAAAAATTAAAGGAGAATTTATTCATATGACAACTACTGTTAAGAAAGCAACAAAGACAATGCAATTAGGTGATTTGGAACTTGACTTAAAGCTCGGCGGTCGTGAGGTATTTAAGATTGAACGCCGACTCGGTAAGTCTATGTTGTCCTTGTTTATGGACTCTCAAGGTGGAAACAAGCTACCTCCAGTTAATGAAATTCTGATTGTCTTACAAGGCGCTAATCAAAATCATGGCGTAACTGATAAACGTGTATTGAATGCCTTTGAAAAGTACTTAGATGATGGTAATACCACGATGGATCTCTTCAATGCATTGATGGAACTATTTGAAGCGTCTGGTTTTTTCGGCAAAAAGAAGAAATCATCGAAGACCAATTCGGAATCGGACGAAGTGACATTAGATCCAGTGGAAGCGGGACAAGATCAGTTGCTGTAGACGAAAAGAATTACGATACAGTATCAGATTTATTCAAAGATCTTTACCCAATCGCTGTTGAATCAGGAATAGACGCTGATCATTTCTGGGATTTAGACTTTGCGGAAATCATGACGCAGATTGCCGCTAACAGGAAGCGAGAATTAAATGATTTACGTGCCAAAGCATACATGGATCACCGTTTAAGTGAGTTGGTAGCATTTGCGATTAATGATCCTGCTAAGATGCCTAAGTTAGAAGAAGCTTATCCGTTTGTTAAGGATGATATGAATCAGATAGAGCAACCACCTGAAGAAGAGCCCGATTGGAAGAGAGATCAAGCTATTCTTATGCAACAAGCTCAACGAATTAGACAATTTAATAAAGATAAAGGAGGAGGTGAATAGTAATGGACTTGGAAGAACTTGAGTTAAGGTTTAGAGCTAATTATGGGGATGTACTCCAAAAAATGGATGAGTTGACTAGTCTCATCGGCCAAAAAACTAACGATATGCAAGTCAAAATCCAAAGCAACTTGGACCGTATTCAACAGAACATGAACGACAATGCTTCTAAAGCAAATGAGAAAGCCAAAGAAGAAGTTCGTCAACGTGAAGAAGCTGAAAATTCTAAGCAAAAATCTATTGAGCGTACAGCTAGCGTTCAAGATGATGCAACTAATAGGATTATCGAAGGAAACAAGGCGCAAGCTGAAAGTTCCAAAGAAGCTGTTAATCAGTCAGAAAAAAGCTTGGATAGTTTGACTGCTCGTTTACAGGAAGCAGCTAACATGCAACAACGAATTGCCCAACAAACTAAGGTAGCTCGTGAAACTGTTGGTGATATTCCGGTTAAACAAGTTCAACAAGAAGTACGTCCTAAAGAAAAGCCTAGACCAAGAATAGAAAACTCAAGCTTCGATGACTACCAAGAAAAAAGAATTCAGAGCTATATGCCTAAAAGGCCGGTTGATTTAGGGATTGATGATGAAATTCAAGCGGAAGTTTCCCGAGCTAAAAAGGAAATTGATGGGCTTGTATCCCACATCAACGAAAAAATGCAACAGGCGCAATCAATGCAACGTAGAATAGCAACATTGATGGCTAGCAAAGATAATCTTGATATGAGCAAACAAGGCAGTCAGGTTAGAGCAATGCGACTTGATGACCAGATTGCTAATGCACAAGTCAAGATGGAACGTTATCAGAATCAAGCCAAAGCCCTTGCACAAGAAATGTCGCAAGAGCTTAATATTATTCCAAATTCACTCAAGCGTATTGAACGTGAGATGGATCAAACGGAAGCAAAGATTGAACGGATTAGGCGTACTATTGCGGAAACCAAAGCACAAGATGCTGTTCTTGGTAGATCATCTGGTAATAATAAGGGACTCAAAGAAGCCGAAACAGAGTATAAACGTCTTATAAATCGAAGCAATGAATTAGCTAAGGCTTATAGTTACGTTAGTTCTCGTGGAGATGAATTACGAAACGCATCTTCAAGAGTGAACACTACACTAGCTCAAGAAGGTAACACCGCATCAAATACAAGTTCAAGGCTTAATCGGTTACGAAATACTATTTCAAACGTCACCTCGTCATTTAGGCGCATGGGTGATAGTGGTAGTTCTTCAATGCGCAAGGCTGGTACAAGTGCTTCAATGCTAAGTGAGCGATTAAAAGGCGTAAAGATGGCAATGAGTATGTTAGCTAGTCAGTTAATCGTATTTACATTGTTGTATCAAGGAATCATGATGTTAGCTCAAGGTATGGGTTCAGCATTAATGACTAATAAGCAGTTTGCAAGCAGCTTTAACGCAATTAAGGTCAACTTGTTAACTGCTTTTTATCCAATTTATAGCTTTGTTTTGCCAGCTATTAACTCGTTGATGAATGCTCTTAAAAAAGCAACTGGTTGGCTTGCTCAGTTTACTTCTGCTTTAACTGGAATGAGCCTGTCTGGTGCTAGAAGTGGTGCTCAGGGCTTATATAGTCAAGTACGGGCGATGAACGATACTTCTAAGGCGGCAAGCAAAGCCAACGATGCAGTTAAGAAACAACAGCAAGAACAAGCGAAAGCAGTTCAACGTGCTAATCAACAAATTGCCGAAGCTAACCGTCAAGGTGCAGCGGCAGTAGCGGCTGAAAACGAAAAGATTAAAGCTGCTAACGAACAAGCTAAGAAAGCCTTTGAAGATACTAAAAAGGCAAACGAAGACCTCCAAGCTTCTTTGATGGGCTTTGATGAACTTAATGTTCTTGATAATAACAAGAATAACCAAGATAATGGCACCTTTGAAGCTCAACCACTAGAGAAATTTACTCCACAGCAAAAGCAAGATACACCAGTCTTTGATGATCCTGGTATTGATGATGGTGGAGCAGGTGATGAAGGCGATCCAGGCCTTGACTGGAATGTCCCGTTAGAAGCTTCTCAAAATGCAATTGATGCAGCTAATAAGGTTAAAAAGGTTTTAGGTGAAATCTTTGATCCAATGAAAAAAGCTTGGGACGAAAAAGGCCAAGCTGTTGTTGATGCTGCTAAGTATTCATGGAAAGAAATTAAACGTCTATTAGGTGATGTAGGTAATTCATTCTTACATGTCTGGGATAACGGTACCGGGCAAAAAGTAATGGAGAACTTATTGCAACTATTAGCGGATATGCTGAATATTATTGGCGACATTGCGAGGGCATTTGCCGAAGCATGGGAAGAAGGTGGACGAGGGACAAGATTTATTCAAACAATTTTTGACTCGTTGAATAACATTCTTGTTGCTATCCACCACATAGCTGAATCATTTCGTGAAGCATGGAATACTGGTGATCTTGGTAAAAGGATTTTTGCTAATCTCTTAGATTTGGCTACTAACCTAGTTAAATTTATTGGCGATATTGCTAAAGCCTTTGATGAAGCATGGCAACACGGCAATAACGGTACAAGATTATGGCAAGCTTGGCTTAATGCGCTTAATAATATCCTTAGAATTTTTAAAGATATGGTTGGGTCCATTGATGAAGCGTGGAATCGCTCAAAATTAGGTGTTTCAATCTGGAGCCATCTTATTGAAATTGTAACTGGTGTTGGTAACACAATTGGTAACTTAGCTAGTCAATTTGATAAAGCATGGCAACATGGTGGCGTTGGAACGTCAATCTTTAAGACGCTCTTAGGCATGGTCGATGATATGCTGGGTGCTCTTGGTGACATGGCAACTTATACTGCCAATTGGGCTAAGAAACTTGATTTCACACCATTACTCCAGTCAATTGATAACCTGTTAAAAGCTATTCGCCCAGTAACTAAGGATGTATGGGATGGTCTAGCTTGGGCTTACAAGAATGTTTTGCTTCCATTGGCTGGGTTTACGATCACGAAATTACTACCTGACTTCTTTGATCTATTAGCAGCATCACTTAAAGTCGTACATAGCGTGATTAAAGCAGCCGGTCCAGTATTCGAATGGTTTTTTGATGATTTTCTTAAACCGTTAGCCAAGATTACGGGATTTGCTATTGTCGGAGCATTAAAGCTGTTAACTGGTGCACTTGAATTACTGTCCGATTGGATTGATAAACATCAAACGGCAGTTAAAATAATGACTACCACTTTGCTTACGTTATTTAGCATTAAAGTAGCAGGAAAAACTATTTCTGGCATCAAAGACTTTATCGATACGCTTAAGATATTAACGATGCTTAAGTTTGACAAGTTAAAGGCTGGTGCCAAGTATGCTGACGATCTTTTAGGCACAGTAATTGAGTTTGGTAAACATCCAATAACTAAGATTCAGGAACTTGCCAAAGTTAGTTTTAATAATATTAAAACAGGCTGGAGCAATGCTACAAAGCTATGGGATGAAGTCAACAAGTCATGGCAAAACACCAATCTTGCTAAGACTGACTTTCTTAAATCGGCTAAGTCTTCTATTAAGTCTGGCGAACCAATGAAGCTTGGCCAAAAGCTAGGTATCGGTCTATCAACTGCCATGATTGCTGTAACTTCTGGAATTGATATTTATAAAGGTATCAAAGCAAAGAACAAAGAAACTAAGTTCAAGAGCTTCGGTTCAGGAATTGGTGGTGCCATTGGTGGTGGTATCGGCTTATTCTTTGGCGGACCATTAGGTGCTGCAATTGGACAACAAATAGGCTCATTTATCGGTAAATGGGGCGGTACTGGTGCTGCTAAGTTTAGCGATGGTTGGTCTAAGTATGGCAAAGGTAAAAAACCTAAAGACTGGGTTGAAGCGATTGGCTTTAAGTCCCATGAAATCTTAGATAACTTTACATCATGGGCTAAGTCTGTTGGTAAAGATATCAACATTAATATTACGAAGGGTCAAAAAGAAATCAAAAAAGCCAGCTCGAACATTGGAAAATGGTTAACTGGCTTCATTTCTGGGACCAAGAAGACACTGCAAAAGTGGGCTTTTGATATTGGAGCCAACTTCAATAAAGATGTTGAGAAGAGTAAGAAGCTTGCAATTGCAGGTAGCAATAAGCTTAAATCCTGGACTACTGGATTCGTTGCTGATGCCAAGAAAAATATTAAATCCTGGGCACAAAAGATTGGTTCAAATATCAATACGGATGTGGAAAAGGGTAAGAAATTTGCCAAGCAGGCTGGTAGTAAGATCAAGGACTGGACAACAGATTTCATTGGTAATGCCAAGAAGAAGGTTCATAGTTGGTCATCACAAATTGGCTCTAACATCAACGACAGTGTTGAAAATGGTCAATCAATGGCCAAAAATGCTGGTGAGAAACTCAAATCTTGGACAACAGACTTTAGAGAATCAGCTAGTGGTCTTGTACGCCAATGGGCTGAACGCCTAGGTGACCATATTAATAACGGCTCTGAATCTTCACGCTCAGGTTCTGTTAATGCTGGTAATAAATTATCTGAATGGACCAGAAGTTTCTTTAATGATGCCAATAGTAGCATTCATAATTGGGCTGGTAATTTAGGCGGTCACGTAGGTAATGGTATTAGTGGTGCCTATAACGCTGCTAAAAATGCTGGTGAGCGTTTAGGAAGTTGGGTTTCAAGTTTTAGAGACGGCACTTCAAGGACGTTAGGTTCTTGGGCTGGAGGACTAGGTAGCACTATTGGTAATGGTATTACTAGTGGTTTGCAAAGCATTAGGAATGCTATTAGTCGTGTTGTTGATGCAATGGTTAGACCTGTTCAAAAAGCAACCGATAAAATCCGCGAAGGAATTAACTGGGTATTAGGGAAGCTTGGCGGTGGTTCTGTTGGTTGGGGATTCTTTAATTGGAATTCATACAAAACAGGGACACAAAATCATCCAGGTGGATTAGCATTAGTTAATGACCAAGAAGGTGATATTTACCGAGAAAGTTATGAACTCCCTAATGGTGAGCAAGGACTATTCCCCGCTAAACGTAATTTCTTAACTTATTTGCCAGCTGGTACAAAGGTCAAGACTGCTACAAATACTGCTAATGAACTTGCAAACATGGTTCCTAAATATGCTGGTGGGATTGGTAGCTTTAATTTTGACTTTAGTGGAATTAGTCGAGCACTTAGCAGTTTAAACTTTGGCGGCCTTTTTAGCGGTATTGGTGGATTCTTTGATGCTGCAATGGATGAACTCGAAAACGTTACAGATGACATTGCCCATCCCGAAAAACTCGTTAACTATATTGTCGATAAATTTGTGACCTATGATTGGGGAGCAGGCGAGGTACCACTAAAACTCGCCAAGGGTGCTGTTAACGAAGAAAAGAAGGGGATGATGAACTGGGCCCGGAAGGTGATTGACCAATTCGGTGGTGCAACTCATCAAACCGGACCAGGTGCGGAAGGTTGGCGTAGTGCTGTTAAGAAAGCATTACGTAAGAATGGTTTACCAGCGAGTGCCGCTTATGTGAATGCGTGGGTTCGCCAAATTCAAACAGAATCAGGCGGGAACGAACGTGCCATTGGTGGTAATGATGGCTTAGCAGATGGGAACGCTACTGGGCTTCTTCAAACTAAACCGGGTACCTTTAACGCTTATGCCTTTCCTGGTCATCACAACATTATGAAGGGTTATGACAACATGCTTGCTGCTATTAATTACGCTAAGCATCGTTATGGTTCTTCTATGTTGGCAGTTATCGGTCACGGACATGGTTATGAAGACGGGGGTTTAATTTCTAAACATGGTTTTTATGAAATCGGTGAAGGCGATAAGCCTGAAATGGTTATCCCGCTAATGAACCGTGAACTAGGTCTGCAACGGATTAACGAAGCAATTGCATTTATGAATCGGAACTTTGGTGGAGGATTACAACTTCCAACAGCTCTCTCAAATAATACGATTACTCCACATTCTATGTATGCTGAATCTTCAGCAAGCAATGATGCAACAATGCAAACTGGCGGATTCAGAGAAATGAGTACCAACCTAGTAAATGCCATTGTTCAAGCATTACAAATGCAAAATGCTACCAACAATAGTAATCAACCAGTTGATTTACACTTAACCGTTAAGATTGGTGATGAGTCATTTGGCGAACATGCTATTAAAGGAATTAATGCGGTAAATCAAAAGAATGGTAGAAATATGTTAAATATCTAAGGAGGAGATGGATGGTTGTATTCTCTAAAAATTTCTGGGACAGTGGTTAATCCAGCCCCACAAACAATGCAAGTTGCTATTCAAGATATTGATGCAAAGGCGACCCGTGATGCACAAGGGCTTTTACATCGTGATCGAGTAGCAACTAAAAGAAAAATAACATTAACTTTTGGTGCTTTAACAGTATCCGAATGTTCAAAAATTTTGGATTCTGTTAAGGCCGAATTCTTTAGTGTTGAATATTTAGATCCAGTAGACGGGCAAGTTCGATCGGGGATGTTTTATGTTGGTGATCGAACAGCGCCCGTTTATTCATTTGTAGGATCATTACCGGTTTGGAAAGGTTTGTCTTTTGATCTGATTGAGCAATAAGGAGGTGATTAATTAGTGTTAACACAATCAAAAGAAACTCGAGATGCTTGGCGAGCTTCACAGCGAACTTTGGATATTAAAGTTACGATTGATGGTAAAACATATGGTGCAACTGATATTAATAATTTGAAGTATGATTCGGGAGCTTATAACGGTGATACGTTTGCAATTGGGTCTACGTATTCAAACACTGTTCAGATTGAATTTTCTCACCTTATTGAGGGATTGAAGCTGGGAATGGAAGTTCGTCCTAGTATTGGAATAAAAACGTCTAGTGGTTATGTTTATGAACCGTTGGGCGTTTTTATTATCTCCAGTGAAATCAAGATGGACCGAAATAATAATCTTACGACTGTTAGTGCTAGTGATCGTTTCTGTTGTTTAGAAGGAGCTTATACATCTAAATTAACGTACCCAGCTAAAGTATTAGATGTCATTGCGGAGATTTGTGCACAATCAGGTGTTAAGGCAAATACTGATGATTTAGCACGTCTTCCGCACCAAGCAGATTTGCCAGCTCCAATCACTGGTCAAAGCTACCGTAAAGCACTTGGCTGGATTGCTCAATTGTATGTTGGTTATGCTCTGTTTGATCGACAAGGTTTATTTACAATTCGGACAATTTCTGAACCAAACTATGAATTAGATCCTAGTCAATATGAACAAGCAGGACTAACGAAGAATGAAGCCGCCTACAAGATTAATGGTATTCAGTGTCAAGTCACGTTTACCACTAAAACTCGTGATGGTGAGAGTACAGAGGAAACCAAGACTTATCAAGCTGGGGATGCTACTGGTTCTCAAATTAAACTCGAAAATAATATCATGACACCACAACGGCTCAATGATATTTGGGAGCAATTGAAAGACTTGACTTTTTACCCGTTTAGTCTGAATTGGTTTGGTAATCCTGCTGTTGAAGCGGGGGATTGGCTACAACTAGAAGATAAACAAGGAAATTCTTTTGTTGTCCCAAACAGTAGTTACACACTTGATTTTAATGGTGGGCTTTCTGCAACTTCAAAGGCTGATCAGACAACTTCTTCTGATCAAATGGTCCCTTGGCAAGGTAGTGTTGCTCAAACAATTAAGGAATTACGACTTAGAAGAGTGCCAGATGGGACAGTTGTGTTTCCGCCAAGCGTAACTGCGCCACCAACCAACGCTAAGTTCAATGATGTTTGGTTTAAGAAAAATGGTAATTCAACTGAACTTTGGATATTTGAAAAGCAAGATGATGGGTCTGGTAAGTGGATTCGTAAAGATTTATCTGATGACGAGATAAAGAAAAAGGTTACCGAAGCTCAACAAGGGCTTAACCAAGCCAAAGCAGATATTATCAACAATAAGCAAAAAGCCGATGCAGACATTGAGAACCTCAATAAATCAATTGAAACTAATAAAAAAGTTGCCGATGAAAGTTTACAAAAACTAAACGACTCGGTAACTAATCTGCAAGGTCAGTATGATAACAATGTTATTCCTAACTTAAATAAGGTGATGGCTGATGCGTCTGACGCTTTGCAGAAATATATCTCTGCTCAAAATTCAATTGCTGATTTAACTAAACAGGCACAACAACAGGGTAAAGATATTGCTGATGTGTCTAATACGGTTAAAGGCTTGAACATTAATTATGCCAACTTAGCAGGAGATGTTAATTCCACCAAAGTAGATGTAAAAGGTCTACAAACCACTGTTGGTACTGCTAACGGTGATATTGCACAGTTAAAACTTGATGCACAGAATCTACAAACGATGTTGGCTGGTAAAGTTGATAATACTACTTACACGAACTTTGTGAATCTGACTAATCAAGCTCTGAATGCTCGGTTAACTGCTAGTGATTTAAACGGTTACGCTAAAACGGTAGATGTGCAGGCTACGGCTAATGGATTACGGGTTGATTTAAATAGCGTCACTGATCGAATGAATAATTTGAAGGTGGGGACGAGTAACCTTCTCCACCATTCAGACACATTTGACGGATGGATTAAAGGTTATTCAGTTACTGTTACAGCAGACAAATATCTTGATGGTAGAATTGCTATTCTTGGAGGCGCTGGTGTAGACGGCGGACAACTTACTACTTATTTAGATGGTCCATATAATGATGATCTAGTAACATGGGTAGTTTATGCAAAAGCAGATAATGCTGGAGATAAAATGCATACAGAATTATGGGGAGGTGGAGGTTATACAGATCAAAGCCTTACTACCAAATGGCAAGCTTATAAATTTTCTGGTCATAGAAATATTAATCACCATGACTTTTATTTGTGGGGCTGCGTTGGTAACAAGGGAAATATTTATGTAGCTTTACCCTTTGCTGTTGTTGGTAACACAATTGGAACTTGGGGGCCTAATGCAAGTGATATAAATCATGACTTAAATGAATTATCAGCTCAAATTACTACGACTAGTCAACAATTTAGTAGTTACTACACTAAATCAGAGGCTGATAATCGAACTAATTCAGCGAAGAATGATGCTGTTAATGCGATAAAATCCGATAGCAACTGGCAAGGATTAAGTAATATTCTTATTAATTCGGGATTTCTCCAAACTGCTGACGGCTTTCTTCAAAAGGTGCAACAAACCACTATCCCCATGTTCAATGGTGGTGGTGTTAATTTAGTAAAAGATACAAGTGAATCAGAAATATCAGGTAAAGCTTATGATATAAAAGATTACTATTTCTCTGAACCACTTGAACCGAATACTAAATATACAATTTCTATTGATGCGAAAGTTGATCAAGAAGCATTAAACCATCAACAATTTATTTTTGTTGATCCTTATACTGCTAATTGGTCTTGGGGCGCTCAAATGAGTTGTATATCAGCTAGCCTTGAATATCAACATTATAGATATACATTTATTACACCGGATGCTTCTCAAAAGGTTACTAATATTTCAGTTTATTTAGCTCATCCAGATGGAGCAACTAACGGAGACAGAGATAACCTTTCTGGCACGGGTTACTTTAAGAAACTCAAAGTAGAACGAGGAGAAATTGACACCCCATATTCGCATGCTCCATCGGATAATGCATCTCAGATTGCTTTTTCAGAGCTATCTCAATCATTAGAGGGATTGCGTTCCACTGTTGGTAGTAATTACGGAAGCCTACAATCACAAATTAGTCAAAGTTCCTCTAGTATCCGTACCGAACTAACTGACAAGATAAAGGGCATTGACAATAAGACCACTTCTACTGCTAACAGTCTTAATAGCGTAATTGGACGAGTAGGGAGTTTAGAAAATTTAACTAATATTCGAGTAGTCAATAATGCAATTAATGCAAATGATTACACGAATACTGGAAATTATTTTATTCAGTCAACAGATAACATTAACGTACCTGGAACTAATTGGTGCTACCTAAAAGTCGAAAAAGTTAATGATGGTCGAATTGTACAAACTTGGCAGGCTGATAGTGATCCAACATTAAGGTATGCACGAACTAAATTTGGTGATTCATGGACTCAGTGGCAAAGATCAGCTAGTTATTCGGAATATAGTGAGTTGAACCGAACAGTACAAGGCCTTCAATCGACAGTTTCAAGTAATCGCAGTGACCTTCAATCGCAAATTAGCCAGACAGCTAAAAACATTCGTCAAGAAGTGTCTGACAAAACAAACGGCTTGCAGACACAAATAAATCAGCAGGCTAATAACTTTAATGTGTCGCTGAATTCCTTACGCAAAGAAACAGCCTGGCAAAAGGTTACATCTGCAATTGATGCTAATAATTACAAAACGACTGGTAACTATTGGATTCAAGCAACACCTAATAGCAATACTCCTGATTCATCGGCATGGGCTTATCTTCAAGTGGTAGCTTCTCCAGATGCAAAACGGATTAAACAGACTTGGCAACGAGACAACAATGAAAATGAAATCTATACGAGATTACTAATTGAAGATAATTGGACCAGTTGGCAACGAACCGTAACTGGCGGAAATATTATGGCTCAAATCAACATGTCAGCCGGCACAACCTTAATTCAAAATGACAAGATCTACATGGATGCCAGTTCAACTATTTTTAGTGGTAATGCATTTATCCCAAGTGCAGCTATTACTTCACTTAATGCAGATAAGATTACTGCCGGAACAATTAATGGTGCAAAAGTTAATGTCATCAACCTGAATGCAAATAACATTACTGCCGGAACATTAAGAGGTAGCAATGGTGAATTTTATTTAGATAGTGGAGCACTCCATGTTTGGCAAAATAATCATGATGCTTGGATTGATCAGAACGGAATTCATGATTATGACAATCAAGGTAATAATGTTTGGATTTCAAGAGGGTCTATTAGCGCTTATGGTAATTCAAGTGGAGCTTACCTTTTTGATGGGGGCTTGTATCTTCACAAAAGCCAGTCTCTTTCAGATGCTGTTTTAGATCCAGATTATGGAAGTATTACTAAGAGTGATAACATTGTATTTTTTGGAACATCAGGTTTAGATATAGAAGGTAAGGATGGATTTCTACTTAGAACTCATGGCTGGAACGATCAAACATTATCTTATTTAAATGGGAATGAAATTATTGGTGCTGGTATTGCCGGTAAAAGCGATGGCTTTATAAATATCGCTGCAAAAAAGCAACTTTTTCTTTATGCTGGTGAACCAATTCAAAATAATAACTTAAAAACAATACCTAATTTAGTGTTGGATGGAACATATCAAAATGGTCAAACAGTTTTAAAAGGTACTTTCTCACAATATTTCTTTCAAGGACCATCGAGTGGCTTTTCTGGGGGAATAACATTACAAGATGAATTTGTTAATGTAGGAAGCTTAAATGGAAAAAATTATTTTTCTATTAATAGTGATGGAGCAATTACTATTACAGCTAATGGTAAAAGTATCTTATCGTTAAATGGATTGTTTCCTGGGGTTAATAGTGATTTTAATGTTAGAGGTAATTTTGCGGTTACTGGTTCAAAGAATGCCATAGTTCCAACATCGCGAGGGATGGCAGCTATTAACGCCTATGAAACCGCCGAATATTACTTTGGCGATATTGGAGAAACACAAACTAATAGTAATGGTGTAGTTACTGTCATGATTGATCCTTACTTTTTAGAAACAGTTAATACATTAGTGCCATACCAAGTATTTCTAACTTCATATGGCGATGGAAACGTGTGGGTTTCTTCGCGTTCAGCAAATAATTTTACAGTTAAATCTAGCAACCCTAATATTCACTTTGCTTGGGAAATTAAAGCTAAGCGTAAAGGGTACGAAAATGATCGAATGAAGATAGTTAAAGGAGTTTTTAATAATGAACAATATTGATATGAACTTAGTAGCTCAAAGTCTTAACCAAAAATTGGCGGTTGCTAATTACACAGCTGCCTCATGGGAAGCAAAGGCTACTCAACTAGAACAAGAAAATAGTCAGTTGAAATCACAATTAGAAGAACTTAAGAAGCAAAACGATGAAAAAGGAGATAAGTAATTATGCTAGAATCAACAAAATCAATCACCTTAACAGGAAAGTCCACAGTAAATGGTCAAGTAATCGCTAACTTTACCGCAAATGTATTTGATGATGATGCCGGTAATGATACTTTTAATACCTTCATCACTAATAAAGAGTTGTACGATGCTAACAAGAAGGTAGTGCGAAAAGATACCCAAGATTTCCAAAACTTGGTATATAATGCACAAGATGAAATCGCAAATTCCGCTGATAAGACAGCAGATAAAACAAATGAATAGTTAAAGGTACTTGTCGCCTTTCAGAAATAAACAATACATAAATAAGCCCTAGAATTTAGTGTTTTAAAAATACCAAATTTAGGGCTTTTATTATGGGCGGCATTTAGAAAGGAAATGGGAACGAAATTTAATGCACTTATTATTAATGGCACTACCTTATCATGAAGTAGCATTACATCAAGCAGCCAAGCAAATTGACGATCCATTAATAGTTGGATTTACTTTGCTTGTGTTATTTGATATTGGATCGGGAATTGTTAAAGGTTTACGCAGCAATCACACAGCTACTCGAACCAATTCGACCAAAGGAACATATGGATTGGCACGGAATTTCATTATTACAATTGGTGTTCTGATGTTTTATCCATACCTGATTACGATTGGATTTGACTATGTAGCTCAAATGATGGTGTTGTATTTCTGCTATCAGTATCTTGTATCAATTGTTGAGAATTTAAAGCAAATGGATATTCAAGTTCCTTGGCTTTCTCCAGTAATTGATTCATTAGCTAAGGCGTTGAATGTTGCTAAAGCACAACCAGATTACAATGCACAGGACTTTCATCCAATAACGGGAACATACAAAGGAAAAGATAAAGAGGAGGAAAAATAATATGACAGAACGTAAAACAGTAATTGACCTTGCGAGTTTTCAAAGTCATTTAACAGTTGATGATTACAAGGCTATTGGCGCTGATTATGCAATTATTAAGACAACTGAAAGTACTAATTATGTTAATCCATATATTCGTTCATTAATTGATCGAAGTGCTGGCGGTGGAATTAAAGGGTTTGCTTTCTATCACTTCGGTCGTTTCCATAATGATGCGCAAGCGGTGGCCGAAGCAAACTACTTTATTGCTAACTCAAAGGCACAAGCCAATGTACAACCTGGTACGTTAATGATTTTAGATGCTGAAATTTCTAACATGCCAACCTCATCAGTGATTGCGTTCCTTAATACTGTTCGGAATGCTGGGTATCATCCTGGGTTCTATACTTACAAGTACTTACTGCCTAACTTTAATTTAGAAGTCATTCATCCAAATATGGATATGTTCTGGTTAGCGGCATATCCATTAGCTAATGGGAAAGCAGCCGGAAAGAATCCAGACTTCAATTACTTCCCATCAGCAAATTATGTTGATATGTGGCAACACACAGATAATCTGCTTGGATACAACGTTGATGGTTCTATTACATTAACTGACAATGCTATTAACCTCTTTAATCCAAGTGAAGCACCGAAGCCAGAACCAAACAAACCAATTGAACAAGAAAAGCCGGCTATTACAACTGAACTTCCATCTAATCACTGGGTTGATGATATGGGTGATCGTTGGTTTGCTGAGAAAGGTACTTTTATTACTGGTACAGCAATTAACTTACGCTGGGGTGCTAAGACAAATAGTGCCTTGATTGCAACATTGCCAGCTAATAGTGAGGTTAAGTATGATGCATGGTCTCGTCACGATGGTTATGTATGGTTACGTCAACCACGTCCAAATAATCAATATGGTTATCTTGTTTGCCGTGATGCAAATAATAACCAACCATTTGGTACATTTAAATAA